GGCATTTAAAAGTTACTCCATTAACAGGAAATCAGCGCCAGTTTCTAAAAGCAGGATTCCGCCACTCATCAACAAAAATGCATCGTTAACAACTGGCGTAGTTGGAACTCCAGTTGAATATATGATTTGTGTGACAAACCCTGATCCATAACAATTCATATAACCCCCTAAAAAAGGGCGCTATTAACGCCCTTCGTTTTTAACTTTGAACAAATACAATATTGTTTGCGCCAGAAACTACAGGTACGCCAATTGCTGCTGGCAACGGCTCAACTACAACCCAAATGCTTCCCGCGTAGGTTGTACCAGCTCCAACTGGACAATACTGGCCAAGTTTGATTTGTTCTACGCACTGGAAGTCACCACGGCGTTGCAGAATGGCAGCTACACCGGTAGCACCTGCTTGTGTGCATTGGTAGATACCATTTTGATAGCCAGCTGTTTGACCAGCAAATAAAATATAATCATTTAAGTTTACAGCAACGCTGTCGATTGTTAATGCACCGGTAGCATATGTAAATGTAGCGCCTACACCGCTATTGGTTGGGCCATTAAAATAAGTACCTGATTGATTTGAATTCGCCACCAATCGGACTGAACCTAATTGCTTAAATGTATTAATAGCATTGATATTAGACATTATTTAAATCTCCATAAAATAAAGTAAATTTCCGTATTAACTTCCCCACACCAATGAAGTTGCGGTTGTTCCAGAAGAATTGACTACGATTGAATAAATTGGGTGCCATACACCAGCAGCCAATCCGACTAGTACTTGAGTGGTACCATCCCACTTGATATACGAAACATTTCCAGTGCCACCAACATATAACCATCTAGCAAATTCTGCATTACCGCTAGCGCCATATGGCGTATCTAAGGTTACACTTCCTGTTCTAGCAACACCCGCCATTACCCGTGTAGGCCCTGTGAAACCATAGGGATCTAGTGCAGGAATATTAAACGTCTGTAACGCCATAAGATAAACTCCTTGTAAATAAAACTTCCTAAAACCCTAATCATTAGAGTTTTTACAAATATTAAAGCTTGAAGAATGCATTCATAAATGTCACTGGTGGCATATTACCATCAGCCGCACCTTGGGTATTTAATATACCACCACCTGCCGGTGTTATGGTCAATGTTGCTGTAGATCCACCAGATTGTTGCACTAACTGACCTAACGTTCCCGCCGCAACACCACCAACCGTATTATTTAGTGGAACTGTAGATCCGGCGTGATTATGACTTGGCATACCAGCAATGGTAATAACTTCAGATCCAATATTCTCACCCAGCGTACGTGCCGTTAATCCCGCGCCGCTGCCCGCTGTCGCTAATATACGACCCAATGCTTTAGTTAAACCTATTCTATTGTTTGCAGCAAAGTCTGCAACTGCACTTGCCCCAACCGCGCTAATGGGAACGCCAGAACTTGTATAAAGCTGAGCATAACCCGTTCCACCCGCATTTGTTCCATTGGTTTGAGATGTGACTGCATTCCACAATAGGTTGTACAATGGAAATGTATCTCTGTCAGCTCTCGTAGATGCAGATGATCCTGTCGCTACATTAGACCCTGAACTACCAATTGATCCATCATTAGCTGGCACCCAACCAAATGGCGAGAAACTATTTAGTGACGTTCTAATATCACCAGTTCTAAATTCATTGCAGATAGCCTCTGCGGTATCATTGCTGGTGAAATCATTACTTGGAACAGCAGTTCCGATATATAAAGTTGGCTTAGTAATATCAATGCTGCAAGTTGAATCCAGTGGCAAACCTATTTCTAAAAATAAACCATCATTACCACAAGCACCCAATGTCTGACCAAATGCACTTGGAACGGTAAACGATAACGGGAGAGCTTGCCATGATCCATCAGCAACCAATCCAGTTGGTGTTAAACTTGCAGGCGCTGTTTGATCAACACTACCACCACCATCACCATAGAATTGCCTTAAAAATGGTGTCAAAGTTGCTGTTCCAGAATTCCATCTATAATAAATAGTACCAGTTAAAGTCTGCCCACTTAAATTCTGAGCGCCACCCGTTATGGGAAACTGGATATATTTATAAAGTTCTCCAGAGCCTGATCCAGAACATGAGTAATTTAAATAATAAACTGGAGCAGGAAGACCTACAGTTAAAGTAGATCCCAATGGGAATTGATAGAACTGCAATGTATCTGTAGCAGACAGATTATTTTTAATAAAACAAATGTCCGAAGCAGCTGGACCATTCGGATTTGTACTAGCTGCAAATGCAGATAGCCCCGCGTGCGCGCCTGGTGCTAAAGTGACTAATTGCGCTGTTGTAATAACAGGAGGAGCAGCTGGTGGAATTACATCTGTTCCAGCATGTCTGTAAAATGTATTGTTATGTATTAAATTCTCAACATAGGTAACTTCAGTAATTGGCGCACTTCCTCCGCCACCACCTGTTACAGATGTTCCATAAACATCAACACTCCATATAGTATTCCCATATGAATCTGTTACAAAAACATAATAATTTGTCGCGCTATCCCAATATATTGGACCCAATGGCAAAGAACCATTTAATCCTAATTGTATAACAAGACCCAATGATCCTGGACCCGTCACCGTTGGGTAAACATTATTTTCTGCCGTGTCCTGATAAACAGGAGCATATACTCCAGGCTGTTGCGATAATCGCGTTCCTAAGAATCCACCACCTAATGCTTCTCCATTCTGGTTTACAAAGTTCCAGATTGGATCTGGCAAGATGACTGCTGATGGTGTTGTCATTATTGTTTTCCTTGTTCAGAATTATACATTCCTTCGGCAACTGGTCCAGCAAATGGATTTAATGTGCCTCTTATTTTATCAGATAATCCCAGTCTTTTAGGATTAGTTAGAGCGTTTGTTAATGCTTTTTGTCCAAATTTAGTTTGTGCTATTGCATTTCCAATCGGTCTTATTGCATTGCCGCCTAAGAAACTTAACCCACCAGTAATAGCATTTGGTACCAAACTCATACCATGTGTCGCTATCGCTGTTCCGGTTCCGATCAATCCAGTAACTAAATTCCTACCAAATCCTTTAGCTATGTTAGATTTTAATGCGTTTGGACTGTCTCTTAATATTTTATTCAATGAATCAACTTTCGAGCGTTCAGCATTTGAGAACAAATATTCTCGTTGCTTCTGACTGAGATTGTTATATTTCTTTAAAAATTCTTTTGGTTCTGCAGAATTATCAAAATAATGACTGCGCAATGTTTTTTTGCCGAAATCTTCATCACCAACCATTTTGCTAAATTGTTGCATTTTTCCAATATCTTCTCCGCCTTTTGGCACGTAATCCTTTATAAAAGATGCTTTATCAAAGTTAGGATTATTATTCTTTATCAAATTAGAAAATGTTGATGTAGCATTCTTTCCTTTTGGAGTTACCACCTGATGGAATGTTTGATTCTTAGCTTGTGTTGCAGAATTAGCGTTATCAAATGTACTTTTTACTGTATCCGACAAATTATTATTTTCTAGATTTTTTGCAACGTCACCTTTTGATAATTTTATTGCTCTAGATACAACATCAGTCGGTAATTTAGCACCTCCAATGCTATCTCTATAATACTCATTCAATCCTTGATGATGTTTTAATGCACCTTCAAATGAACTTGGCGCAGCATCCAGTAAATTATGAACAAATTGCAATGATGCAATATGCTTATCAGAACTCGGATTAACTTTTAATTTATCAGTCAATTCCTGGCGCATTTTCTCAAGGCCATTCATATAGCCTTCATTATTGTAATTAATACCAGGAGTCGTATCGGCTATGGAAGCATAGCCTTTTGCTACATTCCATTTATTATTTTCATCTGCTGCTGCGGTATCATGAACTGCTTTCGCTTTATCAAATGCATGTTCGCCAGCTGTTTTCTGGGCAACTTCAGGCAATGCATTTGGCGCAGACATTACAGCGTTTTTATCGCTTACAATATCGCCAACACCTTTTGCAAATGATGGCGCTGCTAAACTTTTAATATAGTTTTTCCCGGCTTGTAATCCTTTGCCAAGTAATGCTCCACCGCCTTCCAATAATGCATTGCCGCCAAAATTCATTCCTGCGTTTTCTAATAGGCTATTCTTATTATTTGGGTCCAGTTCAGAAAATCCAGTTCCAGCCGAACCTTGAATAGCTGTTCTTCCAAGGCTATTTAATAATCCTGCTCCGGCGGAAATCCCCATTAATGGAGCTGTCATCGCAAGCTGAGTTGTTACTGGGTGATGTTTAATATTTTCAACACCACCAAATTGCAAGGCAGAGCTAGGAGAATACATAGAGGGAAATTCATTTTTGAACTTCTTTGATTCTTCTTCGTAATTTATATCAGGTTTTTTTTTGTTAGATTTAGAGTACCGATTGTCAAATTCATCTTGAGATGGCAAAGAAAACCCCTGTGATTCACTATTAACATCAGTTGGGAATCTTTTATCAAATTCATCTTGAGATGGTAGAGAAAAATCAGCCATTATTTTTTCCCTTTTGGTAATGCTGCTCTTATCTGCTGTTGTATTTCTGGACTATATGAATCAACTGCATTCCAGAATTCATCATTATTATTTGATGGGTCAAATTTCTGTGATAAAAACCCTTTCACATCAAATTTATTAGATGGTGCATCTACTTCTTGTCCAGATTTAAATTTAGCTATATTTTCTGGACTTAAAAATTCTTTGTATTTATTTGCATTAATTGGTTTTTGTGTTTTCACATCAAAGAACGGATAATCTGTATTATATTGGCTGTACGCTTGCTCAAGTTGAGGTGCAGTTAATCCAGCTGCTTTAAGTTTATTGTATATTGGCAAGAATTCTTGTTGTCTTTTTGCTACACCTTCGCCATAAGCAATCATTCTTTCCATGCCTTCTTTCGTCAAAGTAACATCGGGTTTTAATGTCTGCGCAACATCTAAATTAACAGCAGCACCATGTCCACCATTGACATAAGGTGCGATTGCATTTCTTAATTGCGCCACAGCACCATTTGCTACTTCACGATTTGGATCATCAGTGGCCCAGTGTGGAATTAATCCACCGCGCGGACCTTTCACCCAATTTGGAACTTTAGCGATAGCGTCTCTAAGAATCTCGCTATTCTTTTGGATAATAGGCGCATTTCTAGAAAGTGATTGCGCAGTTGTAAACTGATCAGCTGATTGAGCTACTTCTGCTTCAGCTTCTTTTTGTTGTTTTGCTCCCTGAGCAGACGCATTATTTTTCCATATATTATATTCACCAGGATTTTGCAATTCCTGCTGGCGCCCACCGTTAACAAATCCTTTGCTATCTAAATATGGCTGACTGTTTGGGCTGTTCACACTAGATCCTGAACCTCCGGCTTGCTCATTCGGAGACATATCACCAGATGGCGTTGCGCTAATTGCGTTTCTATTTGGTTGCCCCGTATCTTGTTGAGTTGGTGTATTATTGATTGCATTATTAGGAGTCGATGATTTACCACTTGAGCCTTGAAATACGCTCTTTAATGCATTTCCAATTGTGCTGAACATGTCTGGAGACTGTTGTTGAGGCTGTGGAAGATTTGGCTGTGACGCAGCAGGGTTGTTGCTAGCAATTGGACGTATAGCATTTAGATAGGCTTGCTCACCAGCAGCGGAACCATATAGCGCATTAGGTGATATTAAATGCTGAATTTTAGCTTCAGTTTCGCGTGGATAGAATTGATTTTGTAATTCAGCCTTGCGATTCTCCAATCCAGCTTTGGATATTGCATTGTAATTCGTAAACAACCGACCACCGGGTCCGGTATCAGACACTACACTAGGTAAAGGAATTGCGCCAAATATTGCCATAATTTACCCCATGAAGAAACTAGCTAGACCTGGAAGCATATGCCCAAATCCACCCAATATATTTGATTGATCTTGCTGTTGGCCTGCGCGCTGACCATAACCAAATCCAGCCATGTTTTCGCCGCCAGTATTGTATAAGTTGCTCAGTGAGTTTGCCGCACCTTGGCCGCCCTGGATCAATGCTTGCTGTCCTGCGCCATAATTGGAATTAATACCCAGCACGTTACCCAGCCAGTTTTGCATATCCGATGACGAGATGCCTTGCGCGTTTTGTTGAGCTTGCAACTGCATGGGGGTACTTCCCAATAGACCATTAGCTGATCCTTGGTTTTGCAGAGAGCGCATACCTTGTTGTTGCTGATATTTAGCCCATGGAGATTCTTGATAACCACCCATTAGATGATTGATAAATGCGGATGGATCTTGCTGGCCTTGAAGCCAGTTTTGATAATTTCCTAATGCTTGCTGACCCGCTTGCGCATAAGGCTGCTGAGCATTAGCTGCTTTGTCGAAATACGGTTGATAGGCTTCTTGTCCTTTCTCGTAAGGTGAACCGGAGTCGCCAGTCAAACCACCAAAGAATTGGGCGAATCCGTTTCCAAATTCATTTCCCATACCGCCGTAACCCTGGCCGCCAACGTTGGCTCCATTGTAATTTCGAGATCCGCCGAAATTCATATCCGCCATAATAATATCCTTTTATTGCGTTAATTTTAGCACTTAATTTGGGCTAGCGTCATCTATCAATTATCGCGCACGCCTTGCGTAAATTCCGCCACACGCTGTGCTTGAGTTAGCTGTTTGTAAATATCCTGTAATATAAACTGTGGTAGTTGCAGCTATGCTAATTCTTCTCATTGGGACAGTAATTCCAGATCCCGACCCCACTGTTGCAGTAATTGCAGTGTATAATGATGCATCAGGAAAGGTTGCCGAGGTGGTCGATATCCATCCGAGAATTATTGACGTGCCTGCGCCAACCGTATCATAAGTTATGTTTCCCCAAACATCCCAATCACCAGCGGTTAACGATATACTTGTTAGGTCGTGAGCTAAGCCACCCGAAAAAGTAACATGCGAAGCAGAAGCTATGACGCTAGAAATAAACTCCCCAATATAACCACCGGGAGCATTATTATTCGTGCTGGTTCCTTGCGCCAAAACGCCGCCAGTACCTTTGCCCGTTAATTGCAATTGAATATTTGTGTCAGTTCCACTCGCGGAAAGGAAAGGAGTATTTCCCGTAGTATTATTTGAAACCCCTATATAATTTACTGCGCTTACGACATAACTAAATGTGAATGCCAGCGCACCCGTGCTGCTCGCGACGCCGGTGGGAGCTTGCAAAGTGCCATTTAATCCTGTCATAGAAGTTATATTGGAATTTGCGCCTGCATTCGCAATATTAGTATTTTCTATTTGGTTTTGTGTGGTCATGAATTATTGATCCTAATCTAATATCCATTTTCGTTTATTGGTTTCAGGATCAATGATCCACTTTTTTCCTTTTGTTCGCAGGCTATTTGCCTCTCTAACTTCTTTTCTTTGTGAAACTTCTTGCAAAATATTTTTTAATTTTTCTCTATGCTCATCACTTACTTTTCTACCTTTTAACGGGCTAACCCCAAATCTTTTATATGTTTTTCCAGAATTCCATGATGGCTTGCCTGTTTTTTTTCCTTTATTGGGGCTTTCTTTTCCTTTCATTAATGCACTCATTTGAGCTTTTCGTACTTCGCTGAGCTTTTTCCCTTTTTTGGAATCTCCCATATTTGCATTCCATTCTGGCGTATGGATAATTAACTTTAATGAAGCACTACATTTTGCCTTATGCTCAGCTGTTAACTTTTTACCTTTAAAATGAATTTTATTATGACATCCTCTGCATAATGTCAGTCCATTGCTGATTTCGTATCGTAAACTTTCATCTTTATCCCATTCTATAATATGATGAGAGCATAAATTTTTATCGCTTTCACAATGCCGACATTTATAGTTGTCTCTTTTTAAAACCTCACTTTTCCAATAACGTCCATCTTTGTTATTTCTTCCCTTTGTCATAATAATCTCCATTAAAGAGATTATTTTATCATTTAATCAACTGCTATTACAGGTCATTATACTTTAGTAAGACCACTACTCACGACATCCGACATTCCCCATATCGAATTAGCCACCAAACAAGTTATTAAACAGCTATCACCAGCATTGGTTGACGCCCAGGAACCGGCGCTAGAAGAAGCTTGATTGCCAAATTGAATAGTCTGACTTGTGTTGGCGGTGGCGACCCAACCTTGGCCTGTTGATAATCCATTTAATCTAATTGCATCACCTATTGCGGCTGTTGCAGGAAGTGTGACTACACATGGCGCGCTTACGTCAGCAATTATATATCCATGTGAAACGGCAGCAGCGAGCGTCGCTCCAGTTATGGTGCTCCAGGTTAGCGCACCGCCGGTTGCATTAATTGTAATAGCGCCCGATGCACTGGTAATACTAACACCCGTGCCTGCGGTTAATGCCGCAGCAGACGGATCGCTAGCAGTAGTACCAATTAATAATTGGCCTGCACCCAAGACAATTGGAACCATTGGGCTCGAACCTTCGGCAATCAGAATGCCATGAGCTGTAGGACTTGCAACACCTGTACCACCTATTGCAGCGGAAAAGGGCTGGCTACTATTTATTTGATTATTTGTACTCATTTTATACAGCTCCTAGATAAACACTCATTCAATACCAGATTCTTTTATTTGTTTCTGGATCTATTTTCCATTTCTTGCCTTTTAATCTAATTTTATTAGCTTCAATATTTTCTGGTGTTCTAGCTTCTAATAATGCTGCTTTATGAGATTCGCTTAATTTTCTTCCCAGCTTGGCATCCCTTAATTTTTTCTTATGCTCATCAGTAAATTTTATACCTTTTTTAGAAGCGCTTATTTTTCTATTTCTTTCTATAGTATAAATTTGGTTTTTATGAGCAAAACTCATTTTCTTTTTTGTTTCTTCGCTAGCTTTTTTTCCTAGCTTTGCTTCACGCATTTTTTCTTTTGTTTCTTCGTTAAAACACCCTTTTTGTCCTTTATTCCAAGCTTTCATTCCTTTTAATTTTTCACTTAATTTTTTCTTTGTTTCCTCGCTTAATGGAATTCCTTTAAGCTTACTTTCTTTACCAATATGATGATGCTTATTGTGACAAGAAGTACATAATGTTAATCCATTATTCACTTCATATCGCAAATCTTCGTTCTTATCCCATTCTATAATATGATGAGCATGAATTTTCCTTCCTACAATTTTACAGCGCTGACATATATTCTTATCTCTTTCAAGAACAGCGTTTCTCCAGTTATGATAATTGCTATTGTTTGGTCTAGTTGAATGTTTCATATAATCTCCAATTAAGGAGGTGAATTTATCATATTGTTAACCGTCAAACTACTTGTGGATTGCTATTAATCGAAGTCACAGACCAAACAGTATTAGCCACTATTCCTTTCACAGTAATGTTTGAATATTGAATATCAGAATTTATCGAGCCTGCAATGCTAGTACTTACCGAACCGAATTCGATGTTTTGTCCGCTGTTACAAACCAATGACCAGCCACCCGCACCTAATCCCATAATTTCAACAAAATCCCCGGCGGAGAATGTTGCTGGCAAAACTACACTAACCGGTGTCACTGTGCGATTAGTAATATAACCATTATTGGCTGCAGCATTCACCGAAACAGCAGTAATCGTTGTCCAAGTAACTCCTGATCCAGAAGCTGAAATGGTTATTGCTCCAGATGCATTTGAAATACTAATACCTGCACCAGGTATTAAATTTCCCGCCACTGGATCAGCCCCAGTAGATCCTATTAATAATTGTCCGTCAGTTAAAGGACCAATAAAGTTAAAATTACTCGAACCCTCTGCCACAGGCAATGTATGAGCAGTTGGACTTACAACACCTGTTCCGCCCTGTGTTGGCGTAATCGGGAATGTAAAACTTCCCGCTTCCAATGGGTTCCACTTGTTATTATACCAAACCTCTACTTCTACATTAGTTGTGTTAAATATAAATTGACCGTTCTGCGGTAATTTAATGGTGTCGCGTTGAGATGTTGTAACCTGCGGTATGAACATTCCATACTGCGACAAATATCCAATTAAATTTTGATAAAATATTTCAAACCATCTTCGAGTTTCATCTGTTAATTTACCAGATTGACTTTTTACAAAGGCATCATAAATTGGTGGTATATCGAAGTCATTAGCCATTGATTACTCCGGCAATACTTCATAAAACCAAGTGGCACCTAAAATAATAAATGGTGTCTGTGTAAAGAACTCAATCATAGGAACAAAAGCTTGACCTCTGACAGTCGTACCTAATTTTCTCCAAACTGTTCTAAATGTACGTTGCCCGACATTACCCATAGGTGCAGGTAGACGATATCCAAATGACTGACCTCCATCCTTAGATATGGATAAATAAACTAGTGGCGCTAAAGTTAAATCATAAACAAATGTGGCACCTTCTGTGATTATATCCACTCCGCTTTCGGTTTCTAATCCAAATCCAGATTCTGTTGTGATATCTACTGGCTGCGGTGTTTGCTGATCTTCAGTAATTTGTCCTTGTAATAAGTCCAATTGGAATCTATCAATTCGCAAGCGCTGCGATGTAGGTGGCATAATTGGTCGGCCGATTCTGATTCTTCGAATGCTTTCTCCATCATTACTGTTGTAGCTTGGATCAACACTGTAGAGTTCAGGTGTTAGATAATTACCAACATAATTCACCCCGTAGAAATATCCATGCGTTTGCGCAACATGTCTAGACTCGTCCAACATTTCTTCTTCATGCCAACGTTTATTCTGCTCGTCAGACATTGTCACGCCATATACGTAGGTATGATTCGCTAATGTAAAGTTAAGACGGTAGAATATTAATCCATTTTCTTTAATTAAAAATCCTCTAGCATCGGCTACGCCAGTCAGAGGGTCAGCAGCATATTGCGCAATCGCATAATCCAATGCTCTGGTAGATACTGGAATTGATTCAGTACCAACAACCTCCATTACGGCGCCTTGACCATCCCTGTCTTGAGATAAGAAAAATAACTTATCAAAACCAGTCGCCACGCTACCAATGGCTGCTGTTCCATACTCCATTAATGCAGTATTATTTCTGCGAAATGGAAGATTTGAACCTAATCCTGAATTTTCCCATACTTCTGTGAAATATTGCGAAAAGAAGAATATCCTACGATGCAATGTTCGACATGCAACAAGTGTTCCAGGATGCGATGTAACAGCGCCTTCTTGTAATTGCCCATTATTCATTATTGTTGGCGATGCGGAAAATCCAGAACCAAATACAATAGGTGTTGGAACTGGTGCAATTGCCATTGCAAGAGTGCTAGCTAGTTGAAATGTAGTAGCACCCGTATTGATAATATAATAAGTGTTTCCAGATGTTATTCCGCTTGGTAATGCGCCAGTTCCATTTCCAACAACAACTGCTGCTCCAGTTGGAAACATCGATGTATCAGTAGTGGTAAAAGTGCTAGTTACAACATTTGCAGCCGAAATATTTGATGTTGTTCCAGACCAAATTAACCCTTCATTAAGACTGCTAAGGTAAAAGTTATTTGTATTTGCACTGATAACAACAAAGAAACCATCTAGATAGCACACGTCAATCGGACCATTTGGCGCCACTGGAAATGCGGCGTCAGTAATTTTAGTCCACACCGCTGAAACTACATCGTAAATATAACCATTTGCTCCATCAACAAATATAACCTGAACATGACCATCTGTTCCGCCATTATTTGCATCAATACCAACATATCCAGTAGTTTGAGCCAATGGTGATGTATTTATTTTAGTAACAGTAAATGCATTATTTATTACATAAACATTTGCGCCAATTACCACAAACATTAACTGGGATGATCCTAGATTTGCAACAAACTGTGCTCTATACCCGTTTGCAGCGCCAGGAAATGTTAGATCAGAATTCAATAGACCCGATGTTGATAAAAGTGATTTATCTTTCTTGCCAAGAGGATCTAGATACTCGAATAGGTTTACAGAGCGCTCACTATCAATAGATGATATGCGCTGATTGTTGTATGAACCGACAATGTCATAATTTTCAATAGGCACATTAATAACTCAAAATATTTGGCCAGTAGAAAGGCTCTGGTGCTGTTAGCACAACAGATGGTCTAATCGTTAAGTCAGTTTCATTAGCATTTTTCAGGTTATTGTAGTAATCCTGATATTCATCTTCGTTAGTTTGTGGCCAATTTCCCGAAGGATAGTATGCTAAAAACTTTCTGCATAATGCGTATTTTAAGAAACCATAATAATATGGAGGCAATGATCCAAGTGATGTTTCATTGCTAACAGAGTTAAGCATTGACTTAACTTGAATCTGATATGGATATGGTTGATCTGGAACTGGATAAACAGTAAAGAAACTTTCAGTTGCTTGCTTATCTAGAAATATAAATCCAGGTCTAGCTAATAAGTTTGTCTGCCTTACAATTCCCCAATAAGTAGCTTTGTTTATTATCCGCAACGGATAAACAATACTAGTCATTTCAGTATTATATTGACCCTGATACGTTGTAATGACATTAACAGGAACACCGTCAGTTAATATCTGTATTGGAATTCCAATTAATGCATTCTGTTCAGTTGCAGCCAACATGATAGTAGTAGCATTTACAAATATAGTGTAGTACGTAACACCAGTAATAAATGGCGATGGCACTGTTCCAAATGTCGATAGCACAACGGGCGTACCCGTGACAAATGGCGTAGCAGAACTTACCGTTAAATAATTTGTCACATTGCTAGCGGTAAAGTTTTCAGAGATTGGATTTGAGTTTTGATTAATACCCGTTCCAGGAACAAGATAATTTGCAAAACTTAAATCAACAATTCTATCTGCAACAATGTCAGTTCCTATTGTAATATCAGAAACAGAGTAAGTGTCTTTGCCAACAATGAAATGACTCTTCAATGTTGTTAGGTAGGGAATGTAAATACTATCAGCGGAGAATTTAGCTAAAATCTCATTAAGCAATTCCAACCCGGTACTAAGCATAAAGCCGTCAGGTGTTTCACCGACGCCAAGCTCACCAAGCATGTACAATGATCCAATGATTAGATCATCGGTAGTTGGAATATTCTGTGGCATAAATCATCCTTGAGTATAGAAAATCGAAATTCCTATACATGACATTTCTATCATGTATAGGTTTTCTATAAATTACTCAGATGATGGTTTGCGCACTGGAAATGCTTCGTGATCAATACTTGAAGTCAATGCAGATGCTAAACGTTGTGCGTGAGCACCGTTATTCATCATTTCAGCATTAAATTCCATATCCTTAGCTTCTAACTTAGGATCACGCCCAGCCTTTGATTTGATCTTAGCTTCTTCAGATTTTACAAATGAATTAGCCGAAGAATGCTCACCTTCAAATCTCTTTCCGCGAACGTTCGCCATTCTTGCATCTTTTCCCGGTGCTCTGTCGTATCTGCTTTTCATATTTATCCCTCATATCTTTTGCTTTGGTAGGATGTTCAAACCACACGCCTGATGCAACCAACTTATTAAAATACTCTTCATCATCCGTCACGATCATGTCTTTCACTGGATGATATAAACACGTCAGTTGCATCTACATCACCTATTAAGAAAGTAACTTACAAGCGTATTGTGGATGCCATAAGAAACCGCAAAGCACGTCAAGACGCATAAAGTTTTGATAACCAAGAATGTCACCCGTTTGTGTAACAGCAAGCGATAATCCTGTTTCCGGATCAACAGCAACAGAAGCATATGGAACTTGCAGTTTATACAATGGAGGGCAAACAATGTCTAATGCGCGTGATGGATATGCCACGTTAACATTGTAACTTGGAACTACAGTAACGGACGCACCATTAGGAACAGCATTCGATACATTTTGATGTGGGTCGCCAGCCGTACTGATGATATTTGGGCTAACAGTAATTGTCACAGCGCCGCCAGCACTAGAGTTAGCTGCAGAGGTGATAACAAACTGCATGTTTTGGCCAGTTGTTACTAATGACAATGGGTTAACTGAAGTCACGCCAGAAATGGAAATCAAATCGCCAGGCAAGAAGTAGTTAGTAATGCTTACTGTTGCGCCAGAAAGTATAATCGTATTGCCAGAAGCAACCGCACCATTAACCAGCAATGTATCGCCAGAATAAGTTGTTGGGCCGACGCCAGCGGTATGCTTATGTACATTTTGAGATTGGAAAATATCAAAATAGGATAAGTGACCAATAGCTGATTGACGAACAATGTCTTCGTTAAATACTGGGGTGAAGTTATTCAGTAATGCACCTTTCAAGCTAGAACCATCACGAACAGTCATCGCCAAATAAGCATCAGATGAAATATTCACGCCTTGCTCTAACAGTTTCGCGCCAGCTGTATCAACTGCTGTAAAGCTGTTGATTGGGGTGCCAGCTGTACCACTGTAGAAGTTCAATTGTTGTTCAGCAGCTGAGCAAATATCTTGCTCCATCTTGGAAATGATGTTTTGAATAGCAGGTTGAATGAAGATTCGTGAGAAATCTTCGATACGCAAGGTTAAATCTTGTACTGTGTACGAAATTAAAGCATGGTATTGGTGAGCAACAGTGATGTTTTCCACGGTTTCAATAATGTCTTGCGGAACAGCTGTTGAACCATCACCAACAATGAAATTGTTCTGTCTGCGAACTTGTAAGGTATCACCAATTTTATAACCAGACGACGTAAAGTCATCTTGGTAAATACGTGAACCAGTCATAATGAATGGTGCATTGTTCGCGAACATAGCTAAAGCGGTATTACTAACGAGTTGGGTCGTAATAAATTGATTGGGCATTGTGCCAGTCTCCATTAAGTCCATTTAATGGCGAACTGCAAGTGTATTGCTGGACTATCCTAGTCCGTCCTTACAGCTCACCGCTATTTAAAGTTACCGGCTTTCATGCGAGCTCTAATTTCAGAAGCTGGCGTGTTGTCGTTAACTTGCGATGGTGCAACTGGAGTATTCTTGATCTGACCAATGGGTCGTGGAGCAGAGCCCGACTTACCACCGCCAGACATCAAGGCAACAGATAGTTTCACCATCTCTTTTGCTTGGTCTAGTGGATGAAGTTTCGCAATGCGTTCAAGTTCGGGTCTATTCTTGCCAAGTTTATAGAGTACATCGCCCGGGTTATCCAGAAGCAACGATGCATCTCGCATCGCTTCGGTAAATGGGACTTTATCCCCACGTACTACGTCGTCAAAGTCGTCATATTTATCGGCGGTAGCATCCAGATGATCTTGCAAATTCTGGTACTGCTGATGTACATGAGCGGCTTTTTCAGCTTCCTTAGCGCGACTTTCGTGCTCGTCTTTCGCACGCATCGCCGCAGCTACGGCACGTTGTATCTGATCATCCATTCCACCATCACCTTGCGGTTGTGGTTGTGAGCTTTGCATGTTTTGGCCGCCAGATTGTTGTGCTTGCATCAACTGTTGCAATTGTTGCTGCACTGCACGTAATTCCCTTTTATGCCGCTTTTCTTGTCTGCCTAATCTTTCCTTGGCAAAAGCAGGCAAATCCTCCGCTGGTTCCTTTTTAGGTTCGGAGCTTTCACCTTCCGTCCCTTCTGACATGCCTAAATCATGGTTCACTTCACTGGCTAGATTTTCATGTTCTTGACTAGAAATATTCTCTTCTTGAATGCTCATCACTTAACTCCACATTGGCATTGACTCTGCCCCAGAACTTGATAACGCGCCTTCTGTAAGCGCCCGGCGAGAATTCCCCACCGTAATTAATGACAATTTTACTCTTGCTGGTTAGGAAAGCATCTACACAGGTGTAGGTTATTTCTTCTTCTTGCGTTTTTTCTCGCCCGCTTCACTATAAGCAATTGCTACCGCTTGCTTTTGTGGTTTGCCTGATTTCATTTCACGCTCAACATTCTCACTAAATCCTTTTTTCGTTTTAGCTTTTTTTCCTTTTACTAACGGCATTACTTTTCTCCTTCGGTTGAGGGTTTTTATGTTTGTGCAGATCAACAGCATGCCCCATCATTTTATTGGAGTGCTCTTTCTCTACTTTTAATAAATCCATTTCATGGTCACGTTGATCTTGCTGAGTTCGTAACTCTACTTCATGCTCTTCCAACTCCATTTTACGCCGCTTTAGAGCTAATTCTTGCTGATCTAACTCGATCTTTTGCTTCTCCAGCTGCGTTTTTGCCATTTCATTCTGAATTTTGCTTTGCTTTTCCTGCAATTCAGCTTGCATCATCATTTCTTGTGGATTTGGCTTAGGTGGAGGAGGCGGCTCGCCGTTTTCTTTCGCCAAAATATCAGGTGGCACAAGTGTTTTGAAGCGCTCGACGATCTGGTCAGTGTATTGTAGGTCCATATTCTTAGCCCAAAGATCGGCGATAAGCGGGAATATTTGCGGATTGATTTGCATTGTTTGCTGGAACATCTCCAACGCCACTTCTTTCTGAACAGCAAAACTTGGTCCTGCATCTATTTCAATATCATAATCACCAGCTGTTAATTCATTTTCTATCGAACCATCTTCATTCTTTTTGTTAAGAACAATGGATTTACCTTTGCCATCAAATTGCGATATCACCATGTGCCTTTCATCATTACCAACAATGGCTGGCAATAAATCTAATACCACACGGCCGCCTTGCTCCAATGACTGGTTCAAGTTAGACAAGAATACCATTGCCGACATCGATCCCTCTAGTTTTCTCTCTTGCCTAGCCTTCCCAGAGATGTCACGTCCTTGCAGTTCTTCAGCCTCAGAGAATCCTAGAATCTCCTTAATATCTTGCGAACCACGCTGGAAGTTTTCCATTAACGCCGGTGATAAATCCCATGCCTGCATCTTAACTGGCATCGTTCCTGTCTTTTGATCAGGTTTGGCTAGCAATATCCCCATTTGTAATTCAGGATTACGCCACATTTGCTCCTGACCAATAATGTTATCCGGTGTACCAATCCATTGTTCACGTCTGCGATTCTTAATCTCTGCTGCAATTTCACTACCAACATAGTTAATGAACTTCTGCGCATCGCGCGCTTCGTGAATAAACGACTTTGTATATTGGCGACCCTCAATGTAGTGTGAGTCACCATCTACGAATATGATAGGCAAATACTTTGACGGCCATACTGTATAGTCAATAATCTGATCGTGTATTAAGCGATAATGCATGATGGTGTAATCTTGCGTTTGACGCTTCTTCGTAATAGTTGGAATGTCATTACGTATCATGTCACCAACTACTTTAGAACTATCCGCCAATTTCTTGCGCATGCGAATGTTCTTCTGCATATCATTCCATTCATCTGGCGTAACTGTTTCACCATTGGATAACATGTAAACTTCAGTTGAATACCATTCCTTAACGTAATAATCACATACTACAATTGTATCTCTAGTTTCCCATTGGAAATCTAATAGAGTACGCGCATCTGAATAAGAGACTGGATTGAAAATGTATGGATATGTTGCTGCAAACTCTTCTTTAGTGAAATGGAAATCTCTACTACACCAGTTTCCATCACCTTTATGTGGCTTAGTTGCAGATGGATCCCATGCGCAATGGGTTGGATCTGGAATAGTTAAATACTTGACGACTTGATTAAATGACTTTGGTGATTCAAAATCAATATCAATCTGGAATGCACCAAAACCCATCATGAGAGCAGCCTTAAATGCAGACTGATACACTAAATCATTCTGAGACTGATATGAAATTGTACGGACTAGATCGGCACGGAGATTTATTTGTTCTTGAGTTGCCTTACCAGTTAGCGATCTCACCATCAGATCTGGCTTATTCTTCCGCTGTTCGCCAACTATTTTCTTTACTGCGTCATATAACTTGTTAAACGTCATCGCAGGTTTAAATAGCCTTGAGAATTCACTACGCTCAATAGCCGTCCATTGATCACGTAAGCAGAAGTTCATGTCATCCTTACCACGCACGATGTTCTCGTTGAAGTAATTATTCCATGTGTTCTTGTGCTCTTTAGCCATGCGAAGAACATCAGCTTCGTTAATCCCAGCATCAGCCAAAGATTGTAATCGACGTTCCTCTATCTTGTTAATGTCTTCCGCTGACATTTCGCTGGGCGCGTAGTCTTCCATAATAACCATCCTTGGTTAATGTATGTGGTGGCCTATTTTCCCAGTAAGAAGATTTCTCTATATGGACTCTCACCATTTCTAATAGTATCTTCGGCCATAAACTTATCGTTGCTGCACTCTATAAAACAACTCTTCTTGCTTTAACTGCTCACGATGCGAATCACGTTCTTTGGGTTTCTCATTCTCACGCAGAATACCCGGAACTAATTCTTTAATCTGCGACCATTCAACATTATCAGCCATTATGGCAATACCGTTAACTGGCATGATGTCCCTGTGAACACAGGCTTATAGATTTGATGACCATCAGAACCAACAGCAAATACGAAATCAGATGGCTTTAAATCCATGCCTTGCGATAACAAATAGCTATTCATATAACCAGCAGATGAAATAACAGCTAATGTATCAGTTGATAACAAATGTGCGAAACGTGGTAATACGCCATCAGATGTTTGACCTGGGAATTGTACTTTGAAATTGGTTATAGCCATTGTGTTGCCTCCGTTAAATTAATTATTGCCACCTAAAAACTGGATTAAACATATCTTGCACCGGCTTAATATTCTGTTTCGCCAATATAGAATCAGCCGCTATTTCACCACATAGATATTGCAGCGCATCGTGCGGATGACTACTTGCATTCTTGTCCGGCTTATCTTTGTAACGCTCGTCACCACTTACAGCGAGACGCTTAAACACGTAATCCTTAACAAACCCATTGTGCAATGTCGGGCAACCCTTCTTAGATAGCATCAGCCCCGGCTTACCATCAATCGCTTTGTTCAAGAAGAATCTTACACCACCTATGCGCGGCTCCAAATCATTTGTTCTCGCAGGATCAGTTTTGATGCCCAATGCGTTCAACTCACCCAAACAACTAAGCTCTTCCATAATACTATCACGAGCTGCACCGGATGGGTCACCTACGGATGAACCCACCTTGCAATAAGGGAAATCCCTATTCAAGCTAGGTATTACTACTGACTCCGCAAATGTACGTATGCCCATGTCAGTCGCACAATATTCTTTTAACACTAATAGTTGACCACGCGAATTAACCTGCGCAACAACACATGCCGGTGTTAATCCAAAGTCCCATCCTAAGAGTAATGGATCGCCTTGTATCGCCGGTATATCGTCTACCGCATGCCAGTCTGAGTTATATTCTGGGTAGACGTTCTTGCCGGTTCCGACGGAGCCATACTGTCCGAGACAGAACACTTTGACGAAGTCTGTGGATTGTCCTTCAGCGAGTTTGAGATAGTAATCATCTGATAAATTAGCAGCGTTATCACAATCTGGGTTACGCAACCAAACACCGTCGGGATCAGGAATAAGACCAGGCGGCTGATAAAATATCTCATAGTTCTCTAATCGCTTTTCTTCAAAGTCTTTGTAGATCCAATGGTCAGTAGCGCAGGGATTAGTGTCGGCCAAGATACCGGACCAATATGGTTCGCTGCAAAATGACTTACTGGGGTAACGACCATTAACCCTACCTTTGATGTGCGATAAGACATTCTGAGGGAGTTCAGAAAGTTCGTTGAGATAAGCAAATGTGGCCTCCATTGATTTCAATTTCCGTACATCGTCCGGTCTGTCCAATGCTAGGAATATTAACTCCAATTCTACCACACCATTGCCATCGTTAAATGTGTGCTCATATGTCATCAACGGCTTCTGGCGCTTAGATATATCGCCTAAATCACCCATCCACTGCAGCCATGTTTGTAGTGTTGTAGAAGTCAATTCGCCAGATGTGTTACGTATGACAAGTCCGCGAGCGCGACGACGACCATTACTCCAGTAAGGCATGCGGCAAGCCAATCTAACCATTTGCTGGACGCACATCGTTGACTTTCCAGACCCATAAGGCCCAAACACAAGTTTAATAAAAGACTCAGAGTTAGCAAACCGCTCACCAGTAGGTGATGGTACATAAATACGATCCTGTGTAGGTGAGATTAATCGAACGTGGTCATCGTTGAATAAGATATGTTGTTGATGCTGCCTGATGCCTTGAACACGC